CGGGGCGGGCGGTGACCGGCGCCGTCGGCGGCGGCCGGGCCGCCGCCGACGGCGCCGGGGCGACCGTCGTCGCGGCCGCGATCGAGAAGGGGTTTCAGGTCGCCACCAAGGGCGCGCAGGTGGCCGGCCAGGTCGGCACGCAGCTCGCCGCAAACAACGCCGTGGCCGCGTTCGTCACGACCACGAAGGCCGCGGCCGACGTGATGGAGAAGATCCCGGTCGTGGGCACGGCGGTGGCCAGTGCCTTCCAGTTCGCCGCCACGGCCGTCACCACGTTCGAGCAGGTGACCACCGCGTTCGTCAACCGCGGCCGGGAGTTGGCCCAGTACGACGCCCGGTTGGCCGAAGCCGCGGCCAAGGCCGACGTGCAGCGGCTGCAGGCCGATCTGCGGGAAGCGAACACGGCCGGCGAGCAGCTCGCCCGGCTGATCGAGAAACAGGCCGACCTTGAGGTCCTGCTCCGGGAACTCATCCTGCCGATCAAGGTCGTGATCGTCGACTTCCTGGTCGACGCCATCAAGTTCCTCATGGAGATGGCCCAGTACGTCCCGTGGATCGGGGGCTACGCGAGAGAGGCGTTGGAGAAGCTGAAGGCCGACAAGTCCAAGGCGGCCGACGGGTTGGTTCAGAACTGGTTGCAGGTGCTCGACTCACTCGGCCCGGACCCGAGGCCACTAGCCGACCCGGTCGGTGACGCGGCGATCCGGGAGCGGCTCAACCGTCCGATGGGCGACGTGATCTGAGGTGGGCCGTGTCGAGCCTCCCGAACAGCGGCGAACTGAGCTACAACGGCTACACCTGGCCGGTCGAGACTTCGACCGAAGTATCGGTCGTGCCGAAGTACGACGCGGCCGGCCGGACCGTCACCCACAACGAGATCACCCTCTCGGCCGACTGGCTCGTCTCCGGCCGACCCACCGACGCCGCCACCCTCGACCTCCGGCGGCGGATCACCAAGCCCGGGGCGGCGCTCCGTTATGCCGGCCGCGGGTGGGGCCTGGCCGTCAACGTCGGCGGCGTCAAGGACGTGCTCTGGGGGCCGAAGCCGAGGTTACTCGCGGCCAAGCCGCTCGGCGGCGGGAACGCCAGCCGGCTCCGGTGGCAGGTCGAGGTGGCGATCCCCGAGTGCGGGGACGCGGCCTACCAGTTCGCCCCGATGGAGTACTGCTACAAGGTCGCCTACGACGTGGACCGGTCCGGGTACACGAGGCGGACCGTGAGCGGGTTCGTCCGGGTGCCCATGACGCGGCGAAATGTCGCCAACCGCACCCTCCCCGACTCGGTCGATTCCTACCGCGAGGCGATCAATCCGCCACTCCTGTTCGGATTCCGCCGCATCCCGGGCACGTTCACCATCTCCGAGGACAAGTGCCGACTGGACTTCAGCATCGTCGACGAGGAGATGCCGCCGAACGCCCCGCCGCCGGGCGTCGTCGAGGCCCGGGCCGACCACACCGTCTCCTGCCCGCCGGGCAAGTTTCTGATGTGGAACCACACGATCACGGCCACGTACGAGGTGGCCAAGGGCGTGTCGGTCGCCCGGGCGTACGAGGCGTTCTTCGCACTCTTCAAGGACCGGTTCGGCGCGATCGTCCGGCAGAATCCCGGCCGGGGGTTCGTGCCGGTCACGTTCGCCTTGGCCGAGCCACAGGTGTACGGGAAGACGGAGTGCCGGTTCGCGGTTACGTTCGCCGTGATCGGGGGCGACCTCCGGGAGACACTGGCGGCGGGCACCCTGTGGCGGCCGGCCCCGCTCGGGAGGTGGCGGGACTGGGCACTGTCGATGCGGTCTCCGCTCGGACCGCGGGGCCTGGCCCAACTCACCTTCCACCCAAACGACGACGGGATCGTCGACCTGTGCGGCCGGACCCACATCGTCACCGTCCCCGGGGGCATCCCCCAGGCCGAGGACCGGGAGTTGCGGAATCGGCTCGAAGACCTGTTCCCGGCCCCGACCCCGGCGTCGAGTTGGGTGCACTACGAGTGCGCCGTCCGGGCCGAGGACGAGCACGGGAACGTGATCACCAAGGTGTTCACCGACTCCGAACTGCGGGGCAACCCGGGCGACCGCAAGGGGGCGTTCCCGGCCGAGCCGGCAGCCCTACAGCCGATCAACCCCGGCAGCCGGAATCCGATCTTTCCCGCGGCCGGGATCGGTGGCACGTCGGCCACGCAGCCGATCCCGACGGCCAGCCGGGTCCTCCTGGAGGGCGGCGGCCGGCTGGAGAACAACCAGGAGGCGAAGGGCGTCACGAAGGCCCAGCAGCGGGTGACCCCGACCGTCTACCTGTTCCTCACCGGGCGGGCGGTCCGGCAGGGGTACCAGATCCCCTGTCCCGAGTTGCTCGACGTGAACGGCCAGGCCCCGGTGCCGTGTAGCCGGACGGACCGCGGCGAGGGGTTCTGGCAGACGGTGGTAGGGAATGCCGGCGGCCCGATCTACGCCGCCGGGTGGAACCTCCGGTACTGCCTCACCGACCCGGCCCCCGGCCCGCTCCCGGTGCCGAAGAACCCGCTCAACGGGGCCTACTAACGAGTTCGCAATCCGTCAGGGTGAGGATGGCAGGTTCACTGGATTCGACCCGACCGCGGACCTCGACCAGGGTGAACCGTTGGAGGTTGGTAAGCGGACCCCGAGCCGAACCGGGTGGGAACCGGCAGAGTACGCTCGCCTGTCCGTTTCGGGTCAACATCAGGACGAGCCGGTCCGACCCCTTTTCGTTGCCGAGTGCGGCCACGAAATCATTCATATCCATCGACACGATGTCGATCACCCCTGTGACCGTGACACGGCCGTCATTCGGCCGCCCCGTCGGGCGATCCTGTTCGGCCGCCCGACGGTTCCAGGCCATCCCGATGGCGGCCCAGGATCCGGCGAGGAGCATTAGGACCACCAATCCGACCACCGGCCACGGGAACCGAGCCTTTCGCCGCCGCATAGTTGCCCCTACGTTCCGGCTATCGTTGCCGGCCCAGCTTACCCCACCGGAGCAATTCGTGCCACTCTCACTCGACGATACGTTCGGCTTCCTACAGGTCGAGGTCCGCCACGGGAACGCGACCCCGTCCGCGGCCGCCCTCGACGTGTGGGAGGCGTTCAACACCTACGCCCAGCTCCGGGCGAAGTTCGAGGACGCCGTCGAACTGGGGGCCGCCTGGTGCGAATGGCTGGCCACCCGCGGCCTCCCCGAGCTGTCGCACGGGGCGGCGTTCAAGGTGGCCGACGCCCTCGCCGCGGAGGTCGAGCGGGCAAAAAAAGCCGACACCGGCTCGGCGAGTGCCGGCTGAGCCGGTTCTACGGGTTTCCCGCGTTCGACCTGCCGGGGCCGGTCAAGCTCGCCCTCGACGCCAACCGGGCGGCCCTGGCGGCCGAGGAGCGGCTCGCCGGGCCGGTGGCCGACGGCGAGGTGTACGACCTGGTGCTCGCCGCGACCAACAACGAGGAGAAGGCCTCGGCGGCGCTGGCCGCCCGGCTGGCCGAGCGGCTGCGGAAGGGCGAGACGCCGGAGCTGTAGCGTCCGGCGGATAATCGACCGCCATGTCCATCACCAACGGCACGCCGTCGGCCAACGGCAAGCACGCCGCCGGCCCCGCCCCGATCCTGGCCAACCCCACCCGCCGGTACCGGCCGAGCGCCTACGGGGCGTGGTGGGGGTACCCCAGTTCCGTCCTCGACGGCACCCCGTTCTTCACCTGGTGGGACGTCCCGCGGATGCTCCGCGACCCGCAGGTGCGGTTCGTCGAGCGGATGTGGCGGGCCCCGTTCCAGCGGGTGAAGTGGACGGTCAAGGCGGACTCCCGCCGGGTCGCGGGCTACGTCGACCAGACCCTCCGGCGGTTCTGGACCCGGTCGCTGCCGCGAATCCTGTCCCGCTACTTCCGGTACGGGTTCGCCCCGGCCGGGGCCGAGTTCCGCCACGCCCGGGGCCTCGTGCGGCTCGACCGGGTGCGGTCGGTCGAGCCCCGGGACGCGACCCCGCGGCTCTGGGCCCGGGGCACGGCGGCCGGCCAGCTCGCCGGGTTCGCCGTGTCGGCCAACTCGGGCACGGCGACCAGCCCGCCGGACACCACGGGCGGGATCTGGGTCGGGTGCCCGCACGCCTTCTGGTTCGCCGGTCACGCCGAGCTGACCCCGTACCACGACATGCCGCCGATCGCCGGGACGTTCGAGCCGTGGGCCGAGAAGCGGGGCCGGAACGGGGCGATCCCGATCCGCCGGCTGTGGTTCCGCAAGTGCGCGTTCCGGGGCGGCGTGTTGTACCACCCGGTCGGCACGTCGAACTACGGGAGCGACGAGAGCCCGGACGTGCGGAACAACCAGGACGTGGCCCGGGAGATCCTGGAGTACGCCGAGTCGGGCAGCGTGTACACGTTCGAGAACGTGCCGAACTCCGGCCTGCCCGGGGAGTACGCCTGGAAGTTCGACGAGTCGAAGGCCGGGTCGGACGTGCCGGGGCTGGCCGACTACCCGAAGGACCTGGACCGCGAGATGCTGGTCGGGGCCGGCATCCCGCCGGAGGTCCTGGAGGCGGCCGATGTGGGATCGGGGTGGAGTGGCCGGCTGATCCCGCTCATGGCGTTCCTGGGCGGGGTGGACGAGTACGCCGGCCTGGTGATCGAGGCGGCCGACCCGTTCGTCCGGCACGCGGTCGCGGCCAACTTCGGCCGCCACGCCTGGTTCGAGGTCGAGCCGTTCCCACTCGTCGACCAGGTGCAGCAGCAGGCCCAGGCCGGCAAGGGCGGGTCGGAGGGGGCGAACCCGGTGCCGGGGCTCCTGGGACAAGAGCCGCCGGCGGACCGGGCCGGATCGGGCAAGCTCAACCGGCCGGTGGCGATGTCCGACCGGTCGCCGGTGTCGCCCCGGGCGGCGAGGAAGGCCCGGCGGGCGGCCCGCCCGACCCGCGAGCAGATCGTCGCCCTGGCGATGATCGACGCCCGGCTCGCCGGGTTCGACGCCGACGAGCTCGACGCCCTGGCCACCCTCTCGCCCGACGAGGTCGACCGGGCCGTCGGCGGGGTGTCGCTCTCGTGGCTCCTGTCGTGGGAGCGGTACCAGGGGTCGTACGGCGGCAAGGGGTGGAAGGATTTGGCGACCGGCGAGATCCGCTACCAGGAGCAGATGCCCGGCGACGGGGGCGGGGACGGGCTGGCCGCGGCCGACTCCAAGGCGGCCCGGATCGTCAAGGCCGTCGGCCGGGTGCCGGGCCGGGTGATGGCCAAGGTCCGGGCCAAGGTGTCGGCCACCTACGGCAGGCTCCGCGACCGGTACGGCCCGGGGTACGCCCGGGTGATCGTGGCCGCGGGCGTGGCCGGCCTGCCCGTCCCGCTCCCCGGGGCGAGCGTGATGATGGCCGCCCCGTTCCTCGCCGTCGCCGAGCTGCACCGCCGGCTGTCGCGGACGGGCGACGTGCCGGAGACGGCCGAGCCGGGCAAGGTCCGGGAGGCCGCGAAGGGGTTCATCGCCCGGGTGTTCGGCCGCCGGGCCGCGGCCGTCGAGCTCTCGTGGCAGCCCTACGTCGGCCCGCGGAAGGGCCGGGGCTGGCAGAACACCGAGACCGGGAAGGTCGTCTACGGCGGGAACAAGCCGGGCGAGCGCAAGGAGCGGGCCCAGGCCGTGGCCGCCAAAGCCCGGTCGATCCTCACGAAGGTCGTGCCGGGGACCGTCACCCGCGAGGACCTGCGGGAACTGGCCGACCACCTGCCGGCGATGACGACGGCCCACCTGCGGCGGGCCCGGGCGATCCTGATGGCGAGTTTCGGCGGCGGCCGGCGGAAGGAGCAGATGGTCGCGGCCCTGCTCGACCACGTGAAGGGGCGGGCCCAGCAGGCAGACGGGTCGGCCGGCCCGGAACCCGAGCCGCGGCCGGCCGACCCCACCGACCCCCGGCGGGGCGGGCGAGAAGAAGTGGTCCAGAAAACCAAGCCCAAGAAGGCGAAGAAGAAGGCCGTCCCGAAGCCGGAAGGCGAATCGGGACTGATCGCCGACGCCCGGCGGATAGCCGAAACGGTCGCCGACCCGTCGATCACGTACGACGACCTCCGGGCCTTCCTGGGTCGGCTGTCGGCCGCACCGGTGGCCGAAGTGCGGGCCGTGGCCGCGGCGGTCGGCCTCGTCCCGCGCCGCGGGGCGTCGAAGGCCGACACGGTCGCCCGGATCACCCACTTCCTGACCGACCAGAAGGACCAGGTGGTCAAGATCGCGGCCAACCGGGCCGCGGGTGAGCGGTGGAAGAAGATGCTCGCCGGGGGCGACGGGTCTGCCCCGGAAGGGGCGGTGTAACCGTGTCCGGCCCGGCCCCGATCCCCGCCGCCCTCCTGACCCTCTCCCGGGCCGCCCGCCGGCGGGTGCTGGCGCTCGTCCGCCGGTCCAGGTGGTCGCGGTGGCAGCTCCCCGCCCTGGCCGCCCGCGAGCTGGCCGACCTCGAGCCCCGGCTCGCCCGGGTGCTCCGCGGCGGCCAGGTGCTCGAATTCCTCCGGGCCGCGGTCGCCCAGGTGAAGGAGGCCGGGGTCGAGCCGGCCCGGCCGAGTTCGCCCCACCAGATCGTCCCCCCGCCCCCGCCGCCGATCACCCTGCCGGCTACGCCCGGCGACCCCGACCCGCCGGCGGTGTTCCCGCAGGTCGAGCGGGCCGCCCGGTTCCTGCAGACCCGGATCGACTACACCCCGGCCGAGTTCGCGCGGCTCGACGCCGACGCCCGGCAGGTGGCGTTCACCGTGGCGAAGGCCGTGACGCTCGACGCGGTCGAGAAGGTGCGGCGGGCGGTGCTCGAGGACGTGCGGGGCGGCGGGACGCTCAAGGAGTTCCGGGCGAAGGTCGAGGAGGCGATGGGTGAAAGTGCGCTGGCCCCGCACCAGGTCGAGGCGATCTACCGGACCCAGGCGGCCCGGGCGTACTCGGCCGGCCAGCAGGACGTGCTCGCCCACCCGCTCGTGGCCGACGAGTTCCCGTACCTGGCTTACGAGGCGACCCACGACGGCCGGGTTCGGCCCGAGCACCTGGCGATGGAGCGGCTCGGGCTGAACGGCACCAACGTGTACCGCCGGGATGACCCGATCTGGTTCACCTTCTACCCGCCGTGGGGCTGGAACTGCCGCTGCGTCGTCATCCCGCTTACGGTCGAAGATGCCGCCGGGCGGGGCGTGGGGGAGGCCCGGGGGTGGCTGATGACCGGCCGGCCGCCGGTCGTCCCCGAGTTCGTGAAGCCGCCCCCGTTCGACCTTCCGAAGGGCTGGGTTCCTGTCGGCCGCCGGCTGGCCGTCGCGGTGTAACGGCCATCATGTCGCCGATGTCCACCTCCTACGCCTCCCGCCCCTGTGTCGACCCCGCCCTGCTGGCCCGCGAGTGCCGCGACCGCGGCATCCCGACGGAGTCCTGGTTCGGCCGGGCCAACTCGTTCGCCGTCCCGCTGGGCAAGGGGCCGGGCACCGGCCACGTCCTGCTGAAGAAGGAGGATCTCGACGCCATCCCGCGGACGGCCGACCAGCGACTCGCCTTCCTCGACGACGTCGGCAACCGGGAGACGCTCCAGAAGATCGTTCTCGTGGAGGCCACGTGCGTCACCCCCGGGGCCGAGTCCGACCCACAGGCCGTGTACCTGTGCGAGCTGCGGGACCGCCGCCACCACCTGGCCCGGGTGCCGATCGACAAGGCGTACAACGTCCGTGCGGCCGACGGGGGCAGCCGACTGGCCCAAACCCTCAACTCCGGGTCGGCCTGGACGTGGCAGGGGGTCGTCGACAACATCGTCACGGCCATCGGCCTTAGCACCTCGTACTTCGTCCTGCCGTTCACCCCGGACGCCACCCCGGAGAACCTGACCTACTACGGCGGGTGGGCCTGGGACGCGCTCTGTGACGTGCTCGACCGGATCGCCTGCGAGGTGAAATACGACCCGGTCCTCGACACCTTCTCCGTGGTCCGACTGGGCGACACCGACACGGCTGCGACGGCCGAGCTGGCGGCCCTCGCCGGCGACCGGACCTGGGACGCCTACGCGAGCGACAACAGCCGGGCGTGGCGGCCGGAGAAGGTCCGGGTCCGGTTCCCCCGGCGGCCCCTGCCGACCGACGGCAGCAGCCCGGTCTACACGGTCGACGTGACCCTGACGGCGACGACGGGCGTGGTGTCCGGCACCTACGTCCAGCTCGACGACGACCTCGCCGCCCTGGCCGCGACCGGCAGCCCGTCGAACGCGGCGGCGTGTTCGACCCGGGCCGCGGAGCGGGCCGCGGACTGGTTGCGGAAGCGGCAGGGGTACGACCGGCGGCTGCTCAAGGTCTACCGGGATTTCCGGCCGACGGCCCGGACGAAACTGCTCGGCAAGACCCTGGCCGAGTACGGCATCGACGACCGCGGCGGGGCCATACGGACGGAGATCCGCAGCGCCCCGGACTACAGCCTGGAGAACTGGCACCCGCTCCGGGGGTTCGCCCTCCCGCCGACCTCGACCACGATCACGGGCGGGTTCTGGGTCGCCCGGCTGACGACGCAGGACGGATCTTCGCCGTTCGGCTGGAAGTACTACAAGCGGAAGATCAACACCTCGGGCGTCGAGGCGGATGACGGGGCCGAATCGGCCGGGTTCACGGCCTTCCCGCACACGATCGACGGCATCGACACCTGTAACCCCGTGACCGGACTGCGGGTGCTGATGTGGGACTCGGTTTCGGCGGGCAAGCAGGAGTTCTTGCCGATCGGGATGACGGACTCGTCTCACCCCGGCCTGGTGTCGCTCGCCGCGCAAGAAATGGGGTCGGGGTGGAAGAAGTTCAACGCCGACCGGGCCTGTGCCGACGAGGTGTTCACCGTCTACGCGGACTATGAAGACTCGCTCGTCGGCGCATTACACGTGGACCAGAACACATCCGGCCCGCCGTCCGTGTCGGTGTTCGAGCAAGACAAGCCCGGCTTCTCAATCGGTTTGTATGGCATCTACAACTTATGGGACACACGCGATCCGACGGCCAATGACGATGGAACAATTACCTTTACGTTGTATGAGAAGGTCGGCGACACGGACGGTGATATCGTCTTCTCCCGGGACAGTGCCACGAGTACTCGATTGGCCGTCGGCCCCGTGTATATGTTCGCCCCGGATACGGGCAACATTCTGTATCTTGGACCGAGCGGAGTTCAATTGGCCGGTCAGACATTCAACGCCCTGTCCGGATCGGTCGGGTACTACTACGGCGGTGTTGCGGGTCTCGACGGGGTGACGGTTGCCCGGCAAGTATACACCGGTGGTTTGGCAACAAGTCTGGGAACAAAGCCCACGGTCACCGGGTCGCGTGGCGGCAACGCGGCCCTGGCCAGCCTGCTCACGGCCCTCGCCGGCGGCGTCCTGGACCTCATCACCGACTCGACGACGTGACCCGATGTCCGCACTGCTCCGGTACGACACGCTCGACGACCGGCGGGAGGTGTGGCACCTCCTGCACCGCCTCCCCCCCCGCGACCGGGTGGCGTTCCTCCGCTGGGCCTGCACGCTGGCCACCGGGAAGCACGGCCGCCGGCCCGACCCGGTCATCTCCCGGGAATCCGTCCGCCAGGCTTACCGGTGCGACCGGGCCGACGAGCGGCTCACGAATGAGTGCTACGCGGACTACCTGGCCCTGGTCGCCCAGTGGGACCTGGACCAGGCGGCGGCCCTCGCCGAGCTGGTCCGGTGGGTCAGAACAGGGCGTTCCGCCCCGGCCCCTTCTTCGCCTTGTCCTTCGCGGCCTTCTGCCTCTGCTTGATGGCCTTGATCCGGGCCCGCTCGCACGCCTTGCAGCAGCGGGCCCGGCCGTCGGCCGCCGCCCGGCAGGTCCCGAACTCCCCCTCCTTTTTCTTCTGCCCGCACCGCGGGCACCGCCGCTCGGCCTCCCGCTCGGCGAGCTGCAGGACGCACTCGGCGAGGCTCGACCGGACCAGGGCCCGCGGCCGCCCGCCCTCCTGCGTCGTCACGCTCCAGAGCACGTCCCCCGGCTCGTCGGCGATCACCCCGACGTGCACCATCCCGTTCGCTCGGGCCAGGTGCTCCAGGGCCGCCCAGGCCCGCTCCTCGGGCGACGGCGGCCGGGCCGGGGCCGCGGCGGTCGGCTTGTCCTCCCGCCGGAGCGGGGCGAGGCCGGCCACGTCGGCCCGGTGGACGAACAGCCGCTCCTTGTGGGCGGCGACGATCTGACGGGCCAGGGCGTGGGTGACGGTCTGCCCGTCGTCGGCCAGCTCGATCGCGTACTCGCGGGCGGCGGCCGGCACCCGGGTGTCGGTCAGCACGTACAGGGCCGACCGCTCGATCCGTTCAACTTGCGTGGTGTAGTCCTTGAACGTCCGGCCGATCGCCATGAGCCGCCGGGCGGTGGCCGGCGACCACGGGAGCTCGGCCGCGAGCCACCGCTCGAACAGGCCGCGGGGGAGTCGCTCCTTGGCGGCGGCGATGGCCAGCCCGATGCCGACGACGCTGATCCCCACCCGGTGGGCGAGGAAGTGGATCTGTTCGGTCGCGTCCCGGAGCCAGGGGCGGTCCGCGGCGGGCACGTCGGCCCACCGGAAGACCGGCCCGTCCGGCGCTGCGGGAGCCGGAGTGGTCGGTGTCATGTTCCGGTTATTCTCCGGCCGCCGACTGCGGGTCGGTAGCGGCCGGGCGGGGGAGTCTGACAACTCCCCCGCCCGGCACCTCCTACAACTCGCACGGTTTCACGAGGGAGCCGCATGACGGCACTCCTACTGATCGGCGTCCTGCTCGCCGCCGACCCGCCGACCGTGGCCGCCGACCCGCCGCCGCCGCCGGCGAAGTGGACGGAGGTCAAGGCCCGGGCCGGCCAGCTCGTGCGGCTGACGGCGAGCTCGGCCGGCCGGTGGGTGCTGGTGGACGACGCCGCGGCCGCGATCCAGCCCTCGCCCGACGGCAAGAGCGCGGTGTTCGCCGCGGGCGGCCCCGGCCGGTACCGGCTGCTCGTGATCCCGCCCGACGCGGACCCCGCCCGGGTGGTCGTGGTCGTCGGCGACGCCCCGCCGCCACCCCCGAAGCCCCCGGACCCACCGCCCGAGGACCCCCTCCGGGCGAAGTTCCGGGCCGCCTACAACGCCGACCCGGGCGACGCGGCGAAAAAGGACGCGGCCCGGAAGGACCTGGCCGAACTCTTCCGCCAGGGGGCCATGCTGACCGCGGACCAGACGGTCGGGACGACGGGCGAACTGGTGGACCGGCTCCGACGGGCGGGCCAGACACTCGCGGCCGACCTGCTGCCCGGCACGCGGAAGGCCGTCGCCCTGGAGTTGGCCACCGCCATGCCGGCCGACGAGCCGCTCACGCCCGAGCGGCGGAAGGACGCGGCGGCCCTGTTCTCGAAAATCTCCGACGCCCTGGGGTGGTAAATGGCCGACGAGCCGCAGACGTGGTGGCAGCGGTGGAAGGGGCCGATCTATACCGGCCTCCTCGTCCTCTCCTGGCTGACGACGGTGGTAATCGCCCTGCGAAAGGGCGAGGCCCCGCCGCCGCCGCCGGTGTTCACCCCGGCCCCGGAGTACGGGCAGGGATGGTACGCCGACCCGGTGGCTGTGGCCGAGGTCGCCGCCGCTCTCGACACCGCCCGGTTCCAGGATACCCCGGCGTTCCTCGCCGCCGGCCCCGACCCCGACCACGTGTACCTGTGGGAAGCGGCGAAGAAGGCTCTGAATCGGCACATCCCGACCCGCGACCAGGGGCAGGTCGGTTCCTGCGTGGCGTTCGGGGCCGCGTGTGCGGTCGAGTACCTGCACGCGGTGCAGATGGCCAACGGCCACCCGGCGACGTGGCGAGACGTGTGCCAGGAGGTGATCTACGGCGGGTCGCGGGTCGAGGTCGGCGGGGGCCGCATCCGCGGTGACGGCAGTGTCGGGGCATGGGCCGCCGACTTCGTGAACCGCTGGGGCGTCGTCGCCCGCGGCACCTACGGCCGGATCGACCTCACGAGCTACAGCGAAAGCCGGTGCCGGGAGTACGGCCGCACCGGCTGCCCGGACGAGCTCGAACCGGTCGCCCGCGAGCGGCCCGTCCGCGGCATCACCCAGGTCAAGACGGTGGCCGAACTGCGGAAGGCGATCCGTAACGGCTACCCGGTGACGATCGCCTCGACGGTCGGGTTTACGACCACCCGGGACGCCGATGGGTTCTTGCAACCGTCGGGCACGTGGGCGCATCAAATGACGTGCGTTGCGTACCGGACCGACAGGCCGGGATTTTTCATCATGAACTCGTGGGGGCCGAACTGGGTCAAGGGACCGGCCGGCCCCGGCGACCCGCCCCCCGGCGGGTTCTGGGTCGAAGAGCGGACCGTGCAGAAAATGCTCAACGCCGGGGACTCGTGGGCGTTCTCCGAGGCCGTAGCGTTTGCCCCGAAGAAGCTCGACTGGCTGATCCTCGCCCCCGTCCCGTTCCGTCATCCACTCGCCCTGGGAGGTGGCCGACCGTGGGAAGTCTCGCACGCCTGGTAGTGATGGGTGCGGCAATCGACGGCGGGTTGTGGTTGGCGAAGGCGGATGACCCGCTCCCGCCGGACCCGGCGAGGAAAGCCCGGGTGGCGTTGTCGCTGGCCGCCGACGCGGCCCGGCAACAGCGGGTGGCCGGCGTGTTGGCGGACGACGCCGCCCGGGCCGACCGGGTGGCCGAGGCCCTTGCGAACGCCGGCCGGTGTTCGGCCGGCAGGGCCGTCCCCTATCCCGACGCGGTGGCGCTGGCGCGGGGCGAGGGACGGGTTCTGGTCGCGTTCTTCGGCGGGGCCGAGGTCCGGTGCTGCTCGGACGCGATCCCGGGGACGCTCCCCGACGTGCCGGCCGGGTACGACCCGGCGAAGCCCGTCGTGGTGTTCGTCCCGACGAACCGGGGGCTCCAGGTCGTCAAGGAACTCCCGCGGGACGCCCCCGCGGGCGAGGTGAAGGTCGCCGTCGAGGCGGCCCGGAAACTCATCCCACCGAGGTGATCGCGTGAAGAAGTCGAACACCCCGCCCCGCCCCGGTCCGGCGACGGGGCAACCGATCCCGGTCGCCCTCGCCGACCAGCCGTTCGCCGGCATCCTGCCGCGGCCGCTCGGGCGGGTCCGGCAGCAGATCGCCGACGGCCTGGTCGCCAAGGGGGTGGACCCGGTCACCGCCGAGCACGTGGTCGGCCAGCTCGGCGACGGCACGCTGCTCAAGTGGCTGATCGAGCACGGGCCGGACATCGCCAAGCTGGTGATGCAGATCCTGGCCCTGCTGGGCTGACCCCCGAACCCTTTCGCCCCGAGTGACCCATGTCCGAACTGCTGGCCGCCGGCCTGGTCCTCCTGGCCTGTGGGGTACTGGCCTCCGGGCTGATCCTGGTCGCGGCCGTGAAGCTCGGAGGCGTCCGGATCGGGTGCGGGTTCTCGGTCGAGCCGCCGCCCCGGTTCGACGACTTCGACGACGGCGACGGCGACGACGACGCGGAGAGCTGGAAGCCCACGGGCTGGAAGCCCGACTACTACTACCGGAGTGGCAACTGATGAGACTGAGACTGCTGGTCGTGGGTCTGCTGGTGCTCGTCCCGGGCCTCGACGCCCGGGCCGGGATCTTCCGCCGGCGAGCCGCCGCCGTCCCGTGTGCCGGCGAGCCGCCGCCGGCACACGGGACGGCGGAGCGAACGCCGACGGCCCCCGTTCGCGTTCCGGTGCCGGTGGCGGGGCCCCCGGTGCCGGCGGCCCCGATCTACCCGCCGGCCACCGGCGGGTGCCCGGGTGGCGTCTGCCCCGTCCCGCGGAGGTAGGACCCCGATGCCGACCGACCGCGAGACCGAATTCCTTCGGCTGCTCAACGCCGCCCGCGCCAACCCGACGGCCTACGGGCAGGCGGTCGGCGTGGACCTGACCTACATCGCCCCGGCCCCGCCGCTGGCCTTCGACGCCCGCCTCCAGGCGGTGGCCGAGTGGCGGACGGCGGACATGGACGGGCGGAACTGGTTCGGGCACAACGACATCGCGACCGGGGAGCCGATGGCCGTGACCCGGGCGAAGAGTCTCGGGTTCCCGATGGGCGAGGGGATCGGGGAGAGTATCGCGGCCGGCGACCGTCCGATGTCCGACCAGTTGCGGAACCTCGTCATCGACGCGGGCATCCCGTCGCTGGGCCACCGCCACCACCTGCTCGGGTACGGGTGGACGAATACCCACCGGCAGTGCGGGGTGTCGGCGTACCCGCGGGTGACCGGGTACTACAGCGGGTACTTCTGCTGCGTGACGGGGTTCGACCCGACCGCCCCCCTGCCGCCGTCGCCCCCGCCCCCGGCGGGGGCGTTCGCGGGCGAGGACCGCGGCGGGTTCCCCCCGACCCTGACGCCGGCCGCCGTCACGACCGCCGCCCCACAGTGGACGTGGGCCGACGCCACGACCGACCCCCGGGCCGTGCCGGTCGCCACCCGCCGGGCACAGTGCTGGTACGGGGACACGGCGGTCGTGACCCCCGACCCCGCTCTGCGGCGGGTGGCGGTGTACTGCGTGGACTGGGACAACGGGGGCCGGCGGCAGCGGGTCGAGGTGGCGTCCGCGGCCACGGGCGTGGTGCTGGGGTCGCGGGAGATTTCGGCGTTCGTCGGCGGCGTGACGGTGCGGTTCGAGGTGGCCGAGCCCGTACACGTCCGGGCGGTCCGGCTGGCCGGCCCGAACGCCGTCATCAGTGCCGTGGGCGGGTGGTGAGACACCCCGGCCGGGAACCCCCTTGGCGGGGGCCGGTCGCCAGAGGGAGAGGCTGGCGGCCACCCGGCCGGGGCTGGAGAACTCAACACCCGACCAAGAATCGAGTCAACCGCCGGCGGTCCCGATACAATGTGTTAGCCGGGAAGGGCTTGCCGCCGCAGGTGGACAAGATTCAGGTTCTAGTGTCCGTAAGGACGTGGAGGTTCAAGTCCTCTCCTCGGCACAGCGAAAAAGCCCTGGGAATCCCAGGGCTTTTTCCGTTTTCCGGGCCGCTCCATTTCGTGAAGCAGAGGTGGACATCCGGCCAGAAATCTTTCCAACCATTTCAACCTTTTCACACATCCCGACCAAGTTTCAGCCAAGCGGGGCGAGCCGGTCGGCCACGGCATACGCTCTGCCATCGGCGAGGAGATCAACGTCGTCTTTGACGTGCGACCACAGCTTTCCGGTGATGATGCTGGAGATGTTCTTGGGTGAAATCCCGACGGCGTAGGCGATCAGGCGGCGAGGGACTCCCATCTTGTCGAGTTGGCGGGCAGCCCGGACCTGCAACTCGGTCAGTCTCGCCTTACCTTGTCGCTCGCCGCGGGCGGGCCGAAATCGCCCATTTCGCTTGCTGTCGGCGTTGTTCTCGGACGGGGTGCCGTAGTAGAGGTTTGCCGGCCAGTTGTTGGACTTGTCGTCGTCCCGGTGGCAAACGATGTGGCCATCGGGACGAGGGCCATGGGCCAGCTCGGCAACTATGTGGTGCAGGTAGTGGTTGTGGCAGCGGCCGGAGTGCGAGACCGAGAGTTTGCGATAGCCGCGGGCGTCGATCTGGATTTTGATGATCCGCGGGGGCTTGTGGTGGTGAAACCGGTGAGGGCGGACGGACCTTACCCGCAGGTGCGAACTGATTTCGTAGCCGGGGATCATGGGGATCGGGTACCAAACTTCGGGACGGCCGGGATCGAACTCGACCATAACGACTCCTCGGGCGACGGGGCGGATGGCATATCTAATCGGGCAGGGGTGGCGTCTTGTCTGCCAATTTTCCGAGCGAATCGAGGTCGGTGTCTGTGTAGTAGTTCAGGGTTGTCGCCACGTCTTTGTGCCTCGCCATGCGGCGGACTTCGTGGATAAGTCCACCCGCCCGGATAAGTCGAACGACGAACGACCGGCGCAACCCGTGGAAGGTGGCCCGCTGGCCGCGGGCGTCGAACACGGCGACCCCGGCCCGGGCCAGGTCCCGGGCGAACCAGTGGACCTGTTTCCGCTGCGCGGCCCACCTCCCCGGCCAGACCGGGGCGTTCGGGGCCTTCGTGGCCAGCCAGGGGCGTAAGACCCCCGCCAGGTGGGCCGGCAGGGGGACGGGTTCCCGCCGGCGGCCCTTTGCGTCCTTCGCCTCGACGGTGACCGTAGGGGGCGAGCCGAGCAGGTCGAACGACTCCGGGGTGAGGGTGGCCAGCTCGGCGGCCCGGAGGCCCGTGTACGCCGCCACCCGGTAGAGGACGGCCCGGTCCGGGCCGCGGAACCCCGCCCTCCCCTTCGGCGGGCACCGGTCGGCGGCATCGATGAGCGATAGCAATTCGGCGTCGGTGAGGATCCGCTTCGACCGCCGGCGGTCCGTCTCCGGGAACGGCTTGACCCCGCGGAGCGGGCTGGCCGCGTTCAGCCGGTCGAACACCCACCGGGCGAACCCCTTGGCCACCCGGATGTACGAGTTGAGGGTGGCGGCCGAGTTCCCCGCCGCGTCCCGCCGGCGGCCGAGGAATCGCACCAGGTCGTCGCCCCGGATGTCCGCCGGGGTGAACCACCCGCAGGCCGGGCAGGTGCGGGCCAGGTAGTCGGCCACGAGCGCGCGGTACCCGGCTGACGTGCCCCGGGCGGCGAGGACCTCCAGGTATTCGTCCGCCAGGTGCGTCAGCGGCCGCCCGCCTTCGTCCGGGGTGGCCGGCAGCCCGGCCCGGGCTCGGGCCTCGCGCTCGAGCTGCCGGGCGAGGGCGGATTCCGCCGCCCGCCGGTCCCGGCCGATCCGCCTCTTGCGGGGCCGGTGGGTCACGTCGGTCCAGAAGATGTACCAGTCGCGGGTCTGTTTGCGGACCCGGGTGCCGCCCGGGCCGGGGGCGGTGTACGTGTGCTTGGCGACGCGGGCCATCGGGGATTCCTTCCGGGGCCTGGGGGAACGGGGGCGGGTCGGGAAAAATGGGCCGGCGGCTTGACAGCCGGCGGTTCCGAGTTTACCGTAGTGTACGGTTGTGAACAAGTGGAGAAATTTACACGAAGGAGGGTCGCCCCATGACCGCCGAGGAACTCAAGGAAGCCGTGCGGAGGTACGCGGACGAGCACCACCCCGACTGGCGGGTGGCCGCGGTGTCGATCCGGATCGGGGCATTGGTCGAATACCCCGACGAGTTGCTCGTGATTAAACCGGCCGATCCCCGAACAGTGCCCGGTACTCTCGCTCGACGTGGGGGCTGAGAAGCTTGTGGACGTAGTCCTGGATCTCTTCGTTGTGGTGGGCCGTAATCAGTCGGATCATTCGGTGAATGGCCGGGTCCAGGCGGACCATCGGCTTTGCCGACTTCTCCTCCTTGCCCTCCCCGCCCGCTTTGACGGGTGATTCGGGAGCGGTCTTCTCGGGCTCACCCGCTCGGCCCGTGCCTTTTTTCTTCTTCGACATGAGTAGGACCGCCACGACACATCTCCTTTCCGGGCAACGCTGCCCGGCCGCCACGGGAAAGTCTACTAGTCATCCAGTCTACCACGCAACGGAAAATCCGCAATTCCGAGATTGACACTTTCCTTGCTACAGGTTAACTATGCTTCCACGCGACTGGTTGACAGAGATACCGATCGCCTGACGAGGACACCGTGGACGCGAAAGCCAACAAGAGTCTGCGATCCGGGATGGTGCGTCTGCCGGCGGAATTCCTGGCCAAGCTGCGGATAGTTGCCGCGGCCCGGCGGGTGGAGATGGGTCAACTGCTGGTCCAGTGGTCACAAGGTGGGCTCGATCGGGCCTACCGCAGCGAGATCGCCAAGGCACAGGCCGAATTCGACGGGGGCAAGTGACACATGCGAGTTCCGTTCCCGGACTTGGTCGAGAAGGGCCGGGTGGCGACCGGCACATACGCCACCGGCCGCGGCGAGCCGTTCGGGGCGTTCTTCCTGAAGCACCCGGCGGGCGAACACCTGAAGGTCGTCGCGTCGGACGGGTCGTACTGGGCCGAACACGGGTTGCCGGGGCCGCCGTGGGAGCACGTTTCAGTGTCGCACCGGGACCGGTGCCCGACGTGGGCCGAGATGTGTTTCGTGAAAGACCTGTTCTTCGGCCCGGACGAATGGGTGGTGCAGTTCCACCCGGCGAGAGCGGACTACGTGGACCACCACCCGCACGCCCTCCACCTCTGGCGGGTCGTGGGGGTCGAGTTCCCGCGGCCGCCGAAGGAGTGCGTCTGATGCCCCGGGCCGCGAAGCCGCCCGCCGTCGCCCGGATCCCCCTGCCCGAGGCCCTGGCCCGGCTGGGCGTGTCGCGGGTGACGTTCTGGCGGCACTGGCAGCGGTTCTTCACCGACTGCCGGGCGTCGGGCCGGCCCGGCCGGGGCAAGTGTTTCGTGCTCGACGACGAACTCGGGGTCGCCGTGGCCGACGGCCCGGCGGCGGTGTTGGCGTTCCGACGACTCATGGGGAGGGTGTGACATGGAGCGGGGGTCCGACATCTACGCGCCGCCGGCGGCCCACCGGCAGCCGCGGCTGACCTACGAGCCGGGTACGGACCGGCGGTTCAACACCTACCGGCGGCCGTTCGTGCTCGCCCTCGGCACGGACCGGTGGCGGCTGTCGGCCGCGGACGTGCGGACCCTGGCCGGCCAGGTCGCGGCCCACACGCTCGCGGGGCACCTGGCGGACCCGCCGGCCGTCGAGCCGGCGGCCGATACGCCGGCCGTCGAGCCGGACGCCCCGACCCCGGTCGAGGTCATCGTCCCGTGGGGGCCCGACACCCACGACATCGGCGGGGAGGGTGGCTGAATGAGGGCGGCCCTGGGCGTCTTCGCCGGGCTGGCCACGCTCGCCGGGTGGTGCTCGGTGCGGCTGGCCGGCCGGGCGGACCCGACCTGCCTGGCCGCGGTGGTGTGGATGGCGTTCGCCGCGGGCGTGTCGGCCGGCGTGTGCGGCACGAAGTACTGCACGTGGAGCGAGGACGAGTGATGTGGCCGATCTCGGTGACCGCCGGCCCGATCCCGCGCCCGCCGGCGTGTCCGGCCGGGTACGCGGTGGTGATCTACCGGTGCGGCGGGGAGGTCCTCCCGGTCCTCGTCCCGGCCTACCAGCAGGACCGGGGCGTGAAACCCCGGCGGGGGCGGCCAGCCGCACCCGGGNNCCCGGGTGCGGCTGGCCGCCCGGGTCGCCGCCGGCGACCCGCTGACGGCGGTGGCCTACTGGATGGGCGACCTCGACGGTTGCCCGGAGTCGCCCCGGCTGGTGGCCGGGTGGGACCGGGCGGCGGGCGGGTGGGGGCCGTGGGCGGACGGGATGGCCGAGCTGTCGCCGGCACTCCCCCGCGGCCCGGCGGTGTTCCGGTCGGTCGGCCGCCGGCACGGCGACGACCGCCACTGAGGGGAGGTGGCTCGCGTGGAGAAGTGGCAGGCCCTGCTGACCGTCGGGGCGGCGTTCGCCCTGGCCCTGTTCGTGGCCTACTGGCCGCCGGCCCCGCGGCGGCGGAAGTGGCGGATCAACCGCCGGGAGGAGGACGACCGACTCGACGCCGATGACCGCCGCTACCTGCGGTGGTGGACGAGGAATTAGGCCCCACCGGGGCCGGGACAGCGAGAGGCCCCGCCGGCCGTTCCCGGCGGGAACCGAAGTCGGGGCGGGCGGCCTGGAACACCGCCCGCCCCCATCCCGAGTGAGGAGTATTCACCCGTGACCAACCGTTCATCGTCCGTCCGGGCCGCGAGCCTTGAGCCGGGGGCGTCGGTCGACCTGGCGGACGCCACGCCCGCACAGCTCGACGCCCTGTTGCTCCCCGCCCTCGACTGGCCCGGGTACATGGTGTCCGCCTGCCAGGACTGGTTCGACCCCGACACCGGGGAGTGGGAGCCGGGGGGGCACTCGGTCGTCCTGACCGGGTACTACCCGTACCGGTCCGACGCCGAGGCCTACGCCCGGCTCCGGGCGCTCTGCCCGCACCTGCTCCGGGTCCCCTTCCCGGCGGACTCGATCGTCATCACCGACCGGACCGGCCGCGTCTGCGGGCGATACCCGTTGGCCCGCCCGGCCGCATAGGAGGTCCCGTGGAGAAGCTCGCCGCCTGCTGGCTGGGGTGGGCCTGCGGCACCGTCGCCGTGGTCTGCCTCGGCAATCGCCTCTGCCCCGACCCGCCCCGGGCCTGGGCTCCGGACGTGCACTGGGTCCGGGTGGCCGAGGAGAACCGCGACCTGCGGCTCGAAGCCTTCCGGCTGCGGGGCCGGGTCCTCGGGCTGGAGGCCGACCTCGACGCCGCCCGCCGGGCGGCCGGACAACTCCCCCCGCCGGCGGACGTGCCCGCCGGCGACCGCATCCCGCCCACCGACCTGCCCGTGAAGGAGTGGCCCGCCCCATGAGTGAGATCGCCGCCGTCAACGGGGCCACTGGCCCTGCCCCGCCGCGGTTGCCCCGCCCGGCGATGGCCATCGCCACCGTGGACGACCTGATCCGGGTGTCCGAAATGCTCTACCGCGGCGGGTGCTGTCCGCCGGGGGTGGACAACCCGGCGAAGGTGGCCACCCTCATCCTGGCCGGCCAGGAGGTCGGCCTGGGGATCACCCAGTCGCTCGCGTCGGTCAAGCTGAGCAACGGCCGCCCGTCGCTCTACGGGGATGCCCCGCTCGCCCTGGTCCGCCGGTCGGGCCTGCTCGAATCCATCGCCGAGGAGGTGGCCGGCACCGGCGACGACCGCTCCGGCGTCTGCCGGGTCAAGCGGCGGGGCGAGCCCGAGCGGGTGTTCCGGTTCGCCTACGGCGAGGCGGTCCGGGCCGGCCTGATCGAGCGGTCCAAGGACAAGGGCAAGGGTGCCGGGCCGTGGATCACCTACCCGGACCGGATGCTCCAGGCCCGGGCGAGGGGCTTCGCCCTGCGGGACGTGTTCCCCGACGTGCTGATGGGGATGCTCACCGAGGAGGAGGCGGCCGACCTGCCGCCGATCGTGGTCGGCGGCGTCACCGGCCCGGCCCTCCCGCCGGCGGCCGATCGGCCGTCGCCACCCGCGGCGGCCGAGCTCAGGCCGGCCGGGCTGGCCACCGGCGATCAGCTCGTCGAGCTGACACGCCTCCGCAACCTCCTGTTCGCCGCGGCCGGGCCGGTCGACGACCCGGCGAAGGCCCGGCTCTGGGCCGGCACCCTGATGCCCTACGGGGTGTCCTCGGCCCGCGACCTCGGCACCGCCCAGGCGGCCGAGCTGATCGACTCGCTCGGCCGGGCCCACGACCCTTTCGGGTACCCGGCTACCGGTGGCTCGCCGCCGCCGGACCCGGGTCCGCCCCCGACCTGACCCACTGGCCGACCCCGCTCCACCCGCCCGTTCTCGCCCACGGGCCGCGGCGGGTGTGGCTGGCCGGCCTCGACGTGCTCGGCTACCCGCCGACATGGTGTGACGGCGGGTACGAACTCCTCACCCTCACCACCGCACTGGAGACCTGACATGGGACTGCTGGCCGACCTCGGGATCGAACCCGGCCAGGTCAAGAGCTCCGACCTGGACGACTGGGAAAAGTCGGGGGGCAAACTCCCCGCGGGCGTATACCACGCCGAACTGAAGGGGGCCGCCGGCCCCAACGACAAAATCAACGGGTGGAAACTCCGGTTCGTCGTCATCGCCGGACCGATGACCGGGAACGAGATCACGGAAACACTCTGGAACCCGAAGGGCCAGGACGCCCAAAGGGACAAGTCCAGCCGGAACCGGCAACTCCTGTTTGCGAGCCGTCTCGGTCTCCTCGCCCGCGATGCCGCTGGCAACCTGAGTGAGGTACCGGGCAAAAGCGACTTCCGCGACTGCCTGGGTGCCACCTGTTTCATCGACGTCGTCTACCCGCCGGAACGGGACACTGACGGGAATGTCATCAAAAAGCCGTCGGGCGAGCCGGTCTTGAAGCAGTGGCCCGAACTCGCGTTCAAGGGCCTGATCGATCCCGCGGACGAGCGGTGCAAGGACGTGCCCAAGAGAGACCCGGCCGCGGCCCCGCGGGCCGCGGCCGTCCGGCCCCCCAAGGACGAGTTCGGCGACATCTAAGGGGACGAGGCCCCCTTAACCCCCGCGGCGGCTTTAGGGCTTGCCGCGGGCATCGGCGGCGGTGGCCGGCCGCGACACATCCGTGCGCGTGCCCGCGGCCGGTAGACCTTCCGGGGGCGGTTCCCGGGCCGCCGACTTCTCGACGAGGATCAGACGGAGACCACCCATGCCCGCCCCGTTCGTCCCGAAAGATTCGACCCGGCGCGAGCACATCGGCCGGGTGGAGAAGGTCGTCTACGGCGACCCGTCGAGGCCGTTCGTGATCCTCGCCCTGACCGACGGCTCTTCGGTCCTCGGCCCGGCCGTGGCCGACCAGTTCGACCGGCACTCACTGTTCCGGTTCCTCGGCCGGTGGCGGGACGACGCGAAACGGGGGCCGCAGTTCCACTTCTCGACGCACGTGATGCACCAACCCGCCGGCCGCGCGGGCGTCGTGAAGTACCTGACCGACCACTGCGACGGCATCGGCCTGAAGACGGCCGCCAAGCTCTACGACGCCCTCGGGTCCGACGCCGTCCGCACGCTCCGCGAGTCGCCCGACCTGGTGGCCGAACGCACCGGCCTGGACCCGGCCCTCTGCCGGGCGGCCGCCGGGCAACTCGCCGAGGGCGGGAAGTACGAGGCCACCCGGGTCGAGCTGTTCGACCTGTTCGCCGGCCGCGGGTTCCAGGGCAAACTGATCGAGGACGCGATCGACACATGGGGCGCCCGGGCCGCCACCGTGATCCGCAGGAACCCGTTCGCCCTGCTCGGCCGCGTGTCGGCCGGGTTTAAACGGTGTGACAAGTTATGGTCCGACCTCGGCCTCCCGAAGGACAGCCTCAAGCGGCAGGCCCTGTGCGCCTGGAACGCCCTCCGCAACGAGACCGACGGGCACACCTGGGTGGCGGCCGAGTCGCTCGCCGCGACGCTCCGGGATCTGGTGCCGACGGCGGACCCGGCGGCCGCGTTCAAGCTGGCCCTCCGGGCCCGGCGGCTGAAGAAGCACCGCGACGGCGGGGGCAAGCTCTGGCTGGCCGCGTACGACCGCGGGACGGCCGAGGAGCGGGTCGCGGCCCAAGTCGCCCGGCTCGCGGCCCGCCCGACCCGGTGGCCGGCGGTCGAACCCGGGTCGGGCGGGAAGCCGAGCGAACACCAGGTCGAGCGGCTCCGGCTGGCCACCGCCGGGCCGGTGGGGCTGCTGCTCGGCGGGCCGGGGACCGGCAAGACCACCTCGGTGGCGGCGGCGCTGCACCAGGTGATCGCCCGGTACGGCCGCGGCTCGGTCGTCCTGACCGCCCCCACGGGCAAGGCCGCGGTGCGGATGACGCAGGCCGTGCGGCTGGCCGGCCTCGACCTGCGGGCGAAGACGATCCACTCGACCCTGGGGATAGGCCGCAACGGGCACGACGGCGACGGGTGGGGGTTCGGGCACGGTCCCGGCCGCCCGCTCGACGGGACGTTCTTCGTCGTGGACGAGTGCTCGATGATCGACACGGGACTGATGGCCGACCTGCTGGAGGCGATCCCCACCGGCGGCCAGGTCCTGCTCGTCGGCGACCCGTACCAGTTGCCGCCCGTGGGCCACGGCGCCCCGCTCCGCGACCTGATCGCCGCCGGGGTGCCGCACGGCGAGCTGACCCAGGTCCGGCGGAACGCCGGCCAGATCGTCCACGCCTGCGTGCGGGTCAAGAACGGCGAGTCGTTCGAGACGGCCGACGTGGTCGACCTCGACGCCGAGGTGCCCAAGAACCTGAAGCTCGTCGAGGCCCGGGACGAGGCGGCCGCGGCCGAGGCGGTGGTAAACCTGGTCAAGCGGCTGACGAAGTTCGACCCGGTCTGGCAGACGCAGGTGATCGTGGCCCGGAACACCGCCGGCGACTTGAGCCGGGTGAAACTCAACGAGCGGCTGCACCCGCTGCTGAACCCGGACGGGTACACCGCGGACGGCAACCCGTTCAAGGTCGGGGACAAGATCATCTGCCTCAGGAACTCGCGGCCGCACCGGGTCGAACCGCTCGGGGCGTACCTGGATGAGCACCGCGAGGAGATGGTCCGGGACGCCGGCTGCTACCAGGTGGTCCGCGACCCGGAGACGAACGAGCCGGAGCCAGTGTACGTGGCCAACGGGGAGATCGGCCGGGTGGTCGCGGTGGCGAAGAGGCTGACGATCGCCCGGTTCTCCGAGGGCGAGGCCCTCGTCAAGATCCCGATGGGCCGACAGAAGGACCCGGCCGACGAGGAGGGGGGCGAAGAGGAGAAGGGCCGCGGGTGCAACTTCGACCACGCCTACGCGGTGACCTGCCACAAGTGCCAGGGGTCGGAATCGCCGTGCGTGATCGTCGTCGCCGACCCGGGCGGCGGGCGGATCGCGGACCGGGCCTGGTGGTACACGGCGATCTCGCGGGCCAGCAAGCTCTGCATCCTGGTCGGGTCGATGGGCGTGATCGACCAGCAGCGGTTACGGCAGTCCCTCTCGCGGCGGAAGACGTTCCTCGCGGAGCGGGTGAAGGACGTGATCCAGGACTCTCCCCGGAGGTGGCGTAATGCCGAAGGTTGATGTCAATCGTCCCAACTACAAGCCCAGTCCCAATCACCGCGGCGGATATAACCCCAACCGGCCCCGGCCGACGGCATTCGTCGACTCCAACGATAACCCCGTCGCCCGGCTGCGGCCGATTGTGCTGCACACCAGCCGGGGCGATAGCAAGATCACCGCGGCCGAGGCCCGGGAACTGGCCGCCGACCTACTCGCCGCGGCCGAGGCCAAGCCCGGGGGCGACCAACCCGACCTGTTCGCCGTCGTGGCCGACAAGTCGAAGACATCCCGGGCCGAGAAGAAGGCGAAGTGATGCCGGCCCGCCCCAAGCTGGTGACCGACGGCGTGTTCGCCGTCCCCGTGGTCTGCGACACGAGGGAGGGCCTGCCCTACACGTTCGAGGGCATGCTCTGCGACGCGGCCGACGGCGGCGGGCCGCTCGTGGTCCCCACGGTCCGCGGGACGCTGGCCAGCGGGGACTACTCGCTCGAAGGGTACGAGACGCGGGCGGCGGTCGAACGGAAGAGCCTGACCGACCTGTACTCGACCCTCGGCCAGGGGCGGGACCGGTTCGAGCGGGAACTCGCCCGGCTGGCGGCCTACGACTTCGCGGCGGTGGTCGTCGAGGCGACACTCGCGGAGATCGCCACCCGGCCGCCGCCGCACACCGAGATGGCCCCGAAGGCGGTGTACCGGAGCATCCTGGCGTGGATGGTGAGGTACGGCGGGAAGGTTCAGTTCATCCCGGCCGGCCCGCGGCGGCTGGCCGAAGTCACGACGTTCCGGCTCTTGGAGCGGTTCCTCAAAGAAGAGACCAGACGGAAAGGGGTGACAGGTGAAAACGGCGGCAACTGAGAAGCGGTACTGGAAGGTGGTCCGGGACGGTCGATCGTGTCACGGCGGCACCCACGACTGGTCACTGCCCACCCCCGACGGCCCGGGCGGGTGGCACGTCCTGCCGCCCGACACAACGCCCCGACTCTGCGTAACCGGCTACCACGTCACCGAGCTCCCGGCCTGCTGGTACGAGCGGGGGTGCACGGTCTACCTGGTCGAAATACGGGGCGTCACGACCGACCCCGACTGGGACGACCCCCACGACCCCACGAAGATCGCGGTCGCCGAGTGCCGGCTGATCCGCGAGGCGACCGCCGAAGAGCTAGTCGCGGCGGGCATTTACCTCCACGGCCAGCACGAGTGTCGGCGGCCGGGCAAGTCCCTGGCCCTGGGGAACAGCACCGTCACGGCCCGGGGGAACAGCACCGTCACGGCGTGGGAGAACAGCACCGTCACGGCCCG